TCTATTGTTAGTTGTTACTGCAGTCCAATCGACCAAGTCCCCTTTGAAATACACATCCACTATAAATTGGAAATTAGTTTGAGTATATGCCGTGCTTTGAACATTGAATATATGATTCGTGTTCGTTGGGGTAATCTGTAATGGTTTTTGTTTTACCTCTAATATGAAACTCATTGTTCTATACTTTTTTCGAATAAATTATTAAAGAAGGTTTCCATATCTATATCTAAAGCTTTTACCGCTTCATCTTCAAAATACTTTTCGAAGTTTTCAACTGCCTTATCATAAAAATATGTTGGAGCGATTCCAAACTTTTTTATATTTGTATTTATACCCCAAGCGAATTTTTCTTTGGTTATAAATCTTCCTGTTTTTTTATCTCTTCCTTTTAGTCCCTTTTGTTTAATCCAATCTTTAATTGAATCTAATGGGGCATACTTTCCTGGTTTCCTTCCGTCATTTACATATTGCCAATAGTCAAGCATCTCAACGGTAATCTCTTGATTACTCGGATTATAGGTTGTGGATATTGAATTTATTAAATTCCCTGAAGCTTTCTTTGGAGATGTTCCAAACGGACTTCTTGCGTTTGCATAACCTGGTGCGAATGGATATGGTGATAGTAACGCATCCTTAAGTTCTTTTGTGAACTTATCGGATAGGTCTTCCATTACAGAATCAAAGGTCGGGGTTTTTAGTTGTTCCATTAATCAGAGTTATTATCACAAGGAGGGAATTCAGCATACGGAGCGATACATCTATCAATCGCATCAGGTATCTTAAGTTTTATCTTTGCAGTCCAACCTGAAACATAGTCATCGAACCTTTCAGAGAATGGAGAAAAATCAACGGGGTAATCCAAGTCCCAAGTGCAATAACAAGCATCCAAAGAGTATTTCAACTGAGCCACCACATCCTTTAGAATATCCAAAGTATCTGACCAAACATCAATTTCGTTTTCGAAGTTTTTGGTGTTCAAAATATCCATAACTAGAATATCAAATTGGTAAACCATTTGTCTTCCGTCAGTAGTTGCTAGTTGAGGTATAACATACATCAAAGGATAATACGCACCCAAGTTTTGTTCTGTATTATCTTGTTTTAATCTTTCCTCTGTGTAGTATATTAGTTGGTTAATATCCCCAACGCCGAAGGATTCTAATTGCTCGTGATAGGTTTGTAGTTGCCTAAGCAAAGTTATAATCTTCTTAAAATTATATGACCCTAATGGATATTGACTCATAGTATTGCTTTAGTTTGATTTTTTATCTTTCTTAATTCTTTCTGTTTTATTTCATTCAAGTCCTTCAAATAGGTTAAGTAGTTCAAGATAAAGGTTAGTGGGTATTTCGTGATTTCACCCATCTTGGTAACATCTTGATTAGAGACTTCTGCAAGGACTCCAAACCACCCCCAATACTTCGAAAAACTTTCTGAGTCTGTTTCTTTACTCGTCTCTTCATCTTCAACCATTTCGTTTTCACCAAATACTTTAGTGAAGGTTTTTGTAAGATTTTTTCTAAACGCAAAAAAAAACCCAATGCCCCGTGAACATAACGGATGGGGAGCTGTTTGAAGAGCTCTGCTCTCTCCTGAACTCTTGCGGAGTCATATTCTACAATTTTATTATTTTCCCCTACCTCTCTATAAAACAGAGCCATCATTAGAGGAAGAGATGTTTTTCTTTCGTGTTCTGGCTTGGATAATACCGTATCGATATCTATGAATTCACCAAAGGATAAATTTGGGAGGTCTATGAACCTATACTTCTTTCCTTTAAATACGAATTCGTTTTCGAACTTGTTGCTCTGCTCTGAAAGATACTCTGCTAGAGCTGAACCCACAGACATAATATCAAACCAATCTGCTTTACGGATATCCGCATCAGATAGACCCGTGGACTCCTTTATGATTTGAATTAGAAATTGACTCTCATCCAATATATCCTTATATGCGGCTAGTTTAGTCCATATCTCGATACTTGGTTCAGTTATCGTATATTCCTTTTCTTGATAGGTAATTGTTATCTCTTTCATCTATAATAAAATATCTTGAATTTAATTTTTGTTCACAACTATCGGAGAACATATTTTCCGTAATTGACTTTCTTTCTCAAAGAATCGTTCGCTAGTGCTAAGGACATAACCATATCATCGTGCATAGAATTTGGTGCCCCGTATTTTACCTTTCTAGTCTTTGGGGAATATTCATAGGTAAAAACTGATAATTCTTTGTGGAGGTCAGGATTTAAGTCTTTGGTTGGTAATTTAATCTTTTCCTCGTTTAAGGTCAAAATCAATTCCTCTATGATGTTTTGTTTACTATCACTCGAAGTAAAGAATGGTTCAATATTGGGATATTGTTTTTTTATCTGTTCGAATATGGGGTCTCCCAATCCATTTATTTCTATTGTGCATCTGGCGTTGAATTCTTTGAGATTCTTAATCACATCTGATACTATAACATTCCAACTAGTTTGTCTTTGTCTGTAAATTCTAACTACCTCACCCTTCGTATTTAGAATTGTTAATACGGTGTAGTCATTTGCTCTACCGATATCCAATCCTGCGTAGTATCTTTCATTTGTTTCTTTTGAGGGGTAAGAAGTAAGAACACAAGTGCTAGTAAGGTTAGAAAATACTTCTCCACCGTCACCCAAAAACTCTGCTAGTATTTCTTGTTTGTAAATGTTTTCAGGGAGTGATAACTTTGCTTCATCTAGTTCCTCTTTTGTGATATATGGGGTGTCGAATGATGTTGCGTGATATGTTATATACTGTGGATACTCATCACTATAACCTCTATTCGCAATTTCATAAAACCAATTTTTACCCTTTGGAGTGGATATGAATAAAACCTTCTTTCCTTTTACTAATACGGTCGGTCTCAATACTGTCTTCCAAACTCCTTCCCTTTGGTAAGCCGCTTCGTCCATAATCAAATAGTCCAAAGTATAACCACGAAGTGAGTCTTCCCTTTCCCCTGACCTGAAATAGATAATTGACCCGTTAATAAAAGTTATGAAAAGCTCGGATTTATTAACTGAAAGTGTGAGTCCACTCCCCGCAATAGCGGAAACAAGCTCAGAAAAGACCTTTTTTGACTGCGAATATACTGGTGCGACAAACATAGATACTGACCCGTTGTCTTCTAGTGCCCACTTCAAAAGAATATTCATCGCGAGGAATGTTTTTCCAAACTGACGACCAGTAGTGCAAATAATGTATTTGGTGGTTTTATCCAAACACAAATCTACAACTTCTTTCTGCTTAATGTGGGGAGTGAACCCTTCAACCTCAATTAAAGTTTCCGTCATATTTGTATAGTGTATCGTATTGTAATCTCTCAACTATAAAATAACCATAGGACTCCATTAGAGAATCAAACTCCTCCAAATTTAATTCGTTGTCGAAACTCTTTGTATCATAGTGAGCCGTCTCACAAAATATTAGTCTCGGTCTGTATTTCCCAAGTGACTCTATAATTTTATATTCAGCCCCTTCTACATCCATAAAAACAAAATCCACTTTTTCTATTTTGTGTGTATCACAAAAGTAGTCAAATCTAATTGAAGGTATTTGTATGCCTTCAAGGTCAAAAGTGACTGTGTGGTTTACACCTTCATTCGTATTTGGTTTTACGAGGGGTTTCACGATTGACCCCGCAAATTTCCATTCGATGTTTCTTTCTGTTTCCATCAAACTTGGATAGAAGGTTACATAACCATTCTTATTGGACATCGCATAACGGTCGAGTAAATCTATTGAGTCCTGAAAATCACAAGCTCCAATATCAAAAATTGTTTTTACATCAAGTTTTGATAATTCATTATAGAGTTGTCCCCTCATCAGTTTGTATTTTTAATCCTTGTTGTTCTTTTATGTATCGTTCTTGTGCTTCGTCATAGATTTTTCTTTTTAAAGTTTCTATCGCTGATACTTGATGATTAGCCATCAGTCTTCTGTGTCTAATTCTTTTGTTATGAGCCTTACGGCCTCCTCTGACTTTACTTCTAGGCATGTTGTCTTCCTCCTTGTCTTTTTTTGTAAGTTGAATTGTTATTATGTTTGTTATACGATTTTACTCGTTTACCCCTTTTTCTTTTTCCAAAGGTGGTCTTATTGTTTGCTAGTGTTTTCCCCTTCGCCATTGCCGAACTTTAATTGAATTTTGTGATTAGTCACATTTATTTCTTGTTCTAGTTTTTCCTTTGGTTTACCATATACTCTTGTTAGTAATGTTTCCATAGAGTCTAGTTTCCCTTTCTCCATAGATTTCCTGAGAGCATTAGCCACAGTCTTTTCGAGTATAGTTGATTTGGGGTCTTCAAATACCTTTTTTAATTCTTCCAAATCCATTAACATCATAATTTGGATAGTATCATTAATATCGGATAATCTATACCCTTGTCTCCCGAGTAAAGTCTTCATCTTTTTTGGTCTTCCGTTTGGATTTCTGACTTCACCTTTCTGTATTGGTTTGAGGTTTCTATGTCCTTTGTTTTCCATTTTTACACCATTATTTTTTTATATGATTGAACCGTTTTGTTTTACCATAATACCAGGGTTCAACTTTTTCATTCTATCAACTACTACCCCGCAATATTTGGGGTCTAGTTCAACCATTCTACACTTCCTTCCAAGTTGCTCACAAGCGACCATTGTTGTTCCACTACCACCAAACGCATCTAATACGAGGTCACCTTGCTTTGAACTATTTTTTATTTGATATGCAATTAATTCCACGGGTTTCATAGTAGGGTGTTCTCCATTTCTGTGAGGTCTATCAAATTCTAATACCGTAGTTTGTTTTCTATCTCCATACCAATTATGAGCTTCACCTTCCATCCATCCGTATAGGCAAGGTTCGTGTTTCCAATGGTAATCTTGTCTTCCCATTACCATTGAATTTTTATTCCATATAAGACATTGTTTTACAGTTATACCCGCATTTTTCATTGCCCTTCTAAAGTTTGCCCCTTCACTATCTGCGTGCCATATATACCAAGCTCCACCCTTTTTCATAAATGCTGCTGTTGCTGAATAGAAGTCATATAAAAATTGATAAAACTGCTCATCACCCATAGAGTCATTTTTTATGGTTAGAGCGTCTTTTGTTTTACCTTCGTAAGCAACATTATACGGGGGGTCAGTAACTACCAAGTCTCCCATCTCATCTTCCATAATTCTTAACCACACATCCGTTTGAGTTGCATCTCCACACACTAATCTATGTTGACCTATTTCGAAGACATCCCCTTCTTGTATATTGTATTTTATATCACTTGGTATTTCGTAGTTATCTTCCTCGGCTTCTCTTTCTGGTTCAGGCCACTTTAAATCTAAACCCCAATCTTCTAGTTGTATTTTATCCCACTCTGCTAATAGTAATTCTATTTCCCACTCTCCGTATCCTATGTTGTCTTTGATTATGAATTGTTTTTGTTGTTCCTCCGTTAGTTCACTAGCAACTATTGTTGGGACTTTCTTTAGTCCTGCTTCTTTACAAGCTTTGAGACGCATATTTCCCCCCAATACTACCATATCATCATTTACTACAATAGGTCTTATCTTGAGCATCTCGGGGAATTCCTTGATTGACTTTACTAGTTTTTCGAACTTATCATCTTTAATAACTCTCGGGTTATTTGGATTCATTTTGAGTTTGGATATTTCTATTTCGTTATAGGTTTGCATAAAGTCTATGATGTGCGTTTTTTAAGTTTTTTAATACTTGGATATGGCACTTTCCACATCCGTATTGTTTTTTATCGTTGAGGACTCTATTGTTCAGTCCGATTAACCATTGCATTTGTTGTGGTGTTATGTCCCTTCTATCTACCAAAGTCATTGCTAAGTCCATCTCTTCCTTTGTGTATTTTGGAAGTGGATTCTCTACCACCTTTGGTTCTTTACAGTTATCACAAGGTTCTTTCTTTGATTCAGTAAATACTAGTTCAGTATTTTTCGAAGTATCAACCTGTATTTTTGATTTAGTCAATTTGGGTTTGTTCTCCATCTTTATATTGTTTCCATTTTATTTTGACCCATCCTTTCATTTCATTTATGGTATCCTTTATTGAATATCGGGGTATCTTTGTTTGTTTATGAACCCTCTCTATAAATCCATCGTTTTTCAACCATAGTTCGAATATACCTTTGTTATACCAGAAGTCAGGATTGTTTTTAAGTTCTAGTGCTAACAATTCATTTATCCAATCTAAAGTAGGCTCTTCATCATAAATATAGTCTTGGAGCTCAATATTTTCAACGGTCTCCCCAAACTGATACTTTTTATATGTTCTTGTATAGTGTGATGAGTTGGAATGGAATTGATTTTTCATTGCCCTGATAAAGAAAAATAACCTATCCTTTTCAGATAGGTTATTAAATTTGATATTCTTTTGGAGCATAACTAGAACATCGTGCATTAAATCTTGAGCGTCATTATCGTTCGAAGTTATTTTCCTTGTTGCTTTTAGATATCTATTATACTCTGTTTGGTTCATCTATTAAGTAATTCCAACTCCCTCGTTTTACAACTGAATCCATATAGTTGGTTGGTATCCCATATTCTTTCCAAACTTTGAATGTAGTCCAGTTGTTAACCAAGATATTAGTGATGATAGTTTTTCTTTTATCATCGTTGAGGTCGTATTTATTCTCTCTCTTATAAATAGAGCGATTTTTCCAATTATCTTCCATCGTGATGCATCTCAGGTTTTTTAGTATATTATTTTTCTTATTTCTATCTATATGGTCTATTGTAAAACCACATGCACAGTCGTTGAAACTTTCCCAAACTATCCTTGCGATGTTCCTTGTATATTTTCTTTTATTAGTCCAAATAGATACCACTACATAACCATTACTTGCGATTTGAGTTTTGAGTATCCTTTGATTTATTTTCCTTCTTATTTGACCCATATTGGATACTTCATAGTTTTCGTGTCTTGATGCTGTTACCCATATTTCTTGTTCCATATTAGTCCTCCTTGAATTTTTCCATAACCAATTTATCTGCTTCCTCGAGCATTCTGATTGTGTCCTTCGTGTATCCATCGATACAGTAGTAGGTTAATGCTGTTGCGATTCTCATTTGTTCCGTCAAATTCAGCTTTACACCGATGTGTCTAGACCAGTCCAAAACAAATTTCATTTGTGATTGTCTGACGATTGCTAGTTGTTTTTGTTTCTCATCCATTTTGTTTCTTTTTTGATTTTAATTTATTGATTTTATTTTTTGCTTCCTCAAAGGAATGTGCGGTGAGTCCTTTAGTTCCCCACTGTTCGTTGGAAGGGGTTGATTCGAAAGCTTCCGTAGTCATAAGATATGTTGTTCTTGCTTTGTTCTTTATGATTTCGAATGCCTCATAACACGCAACTCTATTTGTATCCTCGTCTGTTAGTTCAGTGATTGCGTATTTCTCGTCCCTCCATAATAC